TTCGTCCTTGATGATGCAACAAAGAAAACAATCAAATCTGGCACAGAAAGCGAACGAGCTGCTGCTTTGGTTGCAGTCTTGGGTTCTACCTATGAGGGTTTCAACGAAAGTCTTCGAGATACACCAGAAGGTCAACTACAAGCTCTACAGAACGATTTTAAGGATTTGTCTACAGCGGTTGGAATTGCGTTGCTTCCGGCGTTGGGTAGTGCTGTCGGGTTCCTGAATGATTCGGTTGTTCCAGCGTTCCGAAACTTTGGTACCGCTTTAGAGGAGGGTGGGGTTTCTGGCGGTTTTGATTTCATCGCCAATAGGTTCAAAGAGGCAGCACCGAAAGTCTTGGAGGCGTTGGGGCAACTCATCACTCAGGCGGTTGAATGGATTGGTACTTCAGGTTTGCCGATGCTGTTTGCCGGTATCAGTCAACTTGCTGATTCTTTGACTGGTTGGATCGAGCCTCGAATCCCTATGTTCATTAACGAGTTGACTAAGTTTTTGATGGCTGGGTACCAATGGATTTACACGAAGGGCTTGCCACAGTTGTTAAGTGCTGTTCAGTCTTTGGGTGACACGCTTGCCAGTTTTGTTGGTAAAGCTGCCCGTCAGTTACCAGCACAGCTCGTTGACATGATTGCCACTATTGGGAAGTGGATACTCTCAGACGGAATCCCAGCGGTTCTTGCTATGGGTGCAAGGCTTGGTGGTTCGTTGATTAAGTGGACTTTGACCATTGGTGGTCAACTCATCCTTGGCCTTGGTGGTGCAGTTGTTGCTTTGGTTGCTGCGATCCCAGATATGTTTGCTGGCTTTGTTAAAGGTATTGCGAACATCGCTGTCAATGCTGTGAAAGGTTTTGTTGGCAAGTTTGATGAGATGAAGACAGCGTTAGCCAATATCGCTGTGTCTGCTGTGAATACTTTGATTGATGTATTCAACAAGATTCCATTGATCCCTAACATCCCCAAGATCACTCTGGATACTAAGAAACTTGGTACGCAGGTTGGTTTGACTAGCGCACAGTTGCAGACCGTCAACGAAAGATTTGACCAAGTGAACGGAACTTTGAAGGTCGGTTCGGATGAGATGAAAGACTTTGATAAAGCCACTAAAGATACAAATGTTTCTACTGGTGGTGCTGCCAAGACTCTTAAGACCGCTAAAGAAAAGTTGGAACTATATACAGGTGCTTTGGATAAAAGCACAAAAGCCAAGGACAGGTTTAATAAGTCTCAAAAGGCTGAGGGTAAAGCTCTCACGTCGTTGACTGATGCGAATACGGACTTGGCTAACGCTCAGGCTAGGTTGGCTCAGATTGAGCGTGGTTTTGGTGTGGGTTCACCGGAGGCGTTGGCTGCGCAGGCTGAGTTGGCTAAGGCTCAGCGTTCTCAGGAGCGGGCTGTTTATGCGGTTGAGGAGGCTGTGTTCTCGGTTGCTGATGCTGAGAAGAATCTTGCTGAGGTTCGTAAAGACCCTGCTTCTTCACCGATGGATATTCGTCGTGCTGAGATTAGTTTGGCTGAGTCCAAGTTGTCGGTGTCGGATGCTACCGATTCACAAATCGAATCCACTAAGGAATTGAATGACCAGCAACGGTTGCTGAATGATGCGATATTTGGTGCGACTGTTGGTTCTATTCTTTATGACCGAGCGTTGGAAGATGTTGAGGATGCGACTCGTGCGCAGGTGTCAGCGTATGAGGCTTGGGAGGATGCGGTCACTAACACGAAGAACGCTCAGGATGAGTTCAATAAGTCGTTGGAGGCTACTGCTGAGTTGATTAGGAAGTATCCGAAGGTTTTGGGTGGGATGCCTAACCCGATGGCGAACCTTGTTCCTGATAGCACTTTGGCAAATAATGCTGGAAGCCTGTTTAATGGTGGCGGTATGGGGAATGTCAACATCGAGGTCAATGCTGGTTTGGGTGCTAGTGGGATTGAGATTGGTCAGGAGATTGACCAGTATTTGCGTGAGTATTTGGGCTTCTCTGGTCAGACGTTCTCGCTTGGTTCTATCGGGAACTTTGTTGGCGTTAGATAATGTCTAGGCAAGCGATATGGGGGGAAACCCTTAAGGTCAATTTGGATGTCGGATTCAAAACCAACATCTTCAAACTGGACTCCAGCCTCCTTGATGGTGAGGACACCCTTGAGGGTTCCACAGAGTTCGTAGATATTACTGAGTATGTTCAGAACATCACGATCAATCGTGGACGCACCAACCAGCTGGACACATTCAACACCGGAACGCTTGCCATCCTCGCTGATGACCGTGCATCTGGCAGGTCATTCGATCCGTTGAACACAGACTCACCTTGGTATCAGGGAGATTTGGGTATTGCTCCACGTCGAGCGATTGAGGTTTATGGTGGTTCGGCTGGAACGGCTGCGATGTTTAAGGGATATATCTATGACTTGAACATTGAATACGATGAGCCACAGTTGTCGTCAGCACAGATTCTCGCTGTTGACGCTTTGGCACAGTTAGCCCAAACCAACCTTGTCGGGTTCAATCCTTCGCAACAGCTGACATCTCAGCGGGTTGACGCAATCTTGTCGAGGAATGAGGTGTCGTGGTCGACTGCGTTGCGTGAGATTAACCCTGGGTTGGCGACGGTTGGGACGGTTGCGTATGAGGACAACACGAACGCACTAGAGGCTTTGCAGGCTTTGCAGGTTTCGGAGAATGGTCGGTTCTATGCGTCGCGTGATGGGATGCTGGTGTTTGATCCTCGTATCCAGGTTTCCTTTGGGACGGCTGTGGCGGTGTTGGGTGGAACTGCGGTCACCGATGTTCCGATTCGTTCGTTAAATAATTTGTATGGTGCTGAGACTGTGTTGAACCGTATTTCGGTTCAGGTGCAGGGTTCGAGTGTGTTGAGTGTTGTGAATGGTACGGCATCACAGGCTGAGTATGGGATCAAGAACTTTGCGTTGAATAATTTGCCTTTGGTGAATGATGCTGCTGGTTCGGCTTTGGCTGTCGCTTTGCTTGACAGGTATGAGACTCCAGAGGTGGTGTTCAATGAGACAAGTGTGTTGATGAATGGGTTGTCTTTGGCTCAGCAGGAGTTGATGGCCTCGTTGGAGATTGGCGATATTTTGACGGTGGAAAAACGATTCGCTGTTGGAACACCTTCGGTGATTCGACAGAACGTGGTGGTTGAATCCATTCGCCATCAGATCGCCCCATCCCGTCATGAAGTATTTTTAGGGTTGGGTCAGGTGCAGTTGGTGTCACCATTCTTGCTTGATTCTTCACCGCTTGACGACGAAGATTTTGCTGTCGCCTAGACTGTAGGAACTATGGCTGGACTTGGAAGAAAAGAATGGTCGCCTGGAGACACGCTGACCGCAGCAGATGTCAACGGCTATCTCATGGATCAGATGGTGATGGTGTTCGCTGGTACAGCTGCACGTTCATCAGCGATTCCTTCACCTTCAACAGGTATGTGTTCATATTCAACAGCAACAGGTTTCGTCGTGTACAACGGCACAGCCTGGGTGAGCGTGTAAAGTAGGAGCATCATGGCTGGACTTGGAAGAAAAGAATGGTCGCCTGGCGACACACTAAACGCAGCAGACGTAAACGGATATTTGATGGATCAATCTGTGATGGTGTTCGCAGGAACCGCAGCACGATCCTCAGCCATTCCAAGCCCATCAGCAGGAATGGTTGCATATTCAACCGCAACAAACTTGCAGGTGTACAACGGCACAGCATGGGAGGGTGTTGGTGCAGGATACGGTTCAGCAACAGGTGGTTCTGCAACTTCTGTGAGTGTTGCTGGTACCGCATACACGCTTTTAACTTTTACAACCGACGGAACTTTGACGGTAACTAAACCTGGCTTATTTGATGTTTTGATGATTGCCGGTGGTGGCGGTGGTGGTTTTGGTTACGCAGGCGGTGGCGGTGCTGGTGGCAAAGTTTTAGAAACTTTATATTTTTCTGCTAACCAAGCAATAACTATCGGTGCTGGTGGTGCAAGCGACACATCAGGAAATCAAAGCGTTATAGGGGCTGTGGCAGCTTTTGGTGGTGGTTCAGGTGGAAGCAACGAAAACAACGATGGTCGTGCTGGTGGTTGCGGTGGTGGTGCAACCTATAACAGAACTTTTGGTACTGCTTCACTTGGTGGTGCGCAAGGTTTTAATGGTGGAACATCAATGTTTGGGACAAACCTGCCAGGTGGTGGCGGTGGTGGTGTTGGTGCTGTTGGTGGAAATGCTGTTTCAGGAACTACTGGTGGTGCTGGCGGAACAGGCTATGACCGTTCATTGTTTATCGGTGGTTCGTCGTCTTTTATTGGCGGTGGTGGTGGTGGTTCAACCGCTAACGGTGGAACAGGCGGAACAGGAACAGGCGGCGGCGGAAACGGTGGAACTTCATCTAGTGGCACAGGTCGCACAGCAGGAACAGCCAACACAGGTGGCGGTGGCGGCGGTGGTGGTAACACAGCAGGCTCTACTGCTGTAGGCGCCGCAGGCGGTAGCGGAATTGTTTATGTAAGGTTTAAGTCATGAGTGAAACATTTTTTGCACACGTTGACGAAAACAACATTGTGATTGGCGTTCATGCCGTCACGCAAGAATTTATTGATGCAAACCCAGACCGTTACCAAGGTTTGTGGGTGGAAACTTTTATAGACAACCCAAACAAAACTTACGCAGGTTTTGGGTACACCTACGACGCAGAAACAAACGATTTCATTTCACCTCGTCCATACCCATCTTGGGTTCTTGATGCAAACTATGATTGGCAAGCACCGATTGATTACCCTGCGGATGGGAAAGATTATCTGTGGGACGAAGCAAATCAGGCTTGGGTCGAGTTTCCCGCTATATAGTTTTCTTCCCAGCGTTAGTAGGTTTTCTTTTCACTAGTTCCAAGGCTGAGGCTGACGGGTTTGGTGTTTGGGAGTTCTCGAAGTCTTGTCTCGCTGCTGAGGGTGGGCAGGTTGTACCGGTTGAGGGTGGGTTCAGGCTTGTTGGTGCTGATGGTGGTACGTGTGCTGGTCAATCCCATTGGGTGAAACTTGAGGCCATCATCCCAGAGGAAACAAACGAACTCGGTTTCCAATGGGCTTATCAGACGAACGATGGGTCTTGGTATGACCCGCCACAAATCATTCTCAACGGGGTTGTCACGAAGTTGACGAATGAGAACAATGCCATCGGATCAGGTTTGATTCAGGTTGAGCCTGGGGATGTGTTTGCGTTCCAGCAGTACTCGACTGACTCATGCTGTCAACCAGGCAACCTCACAATTACAGGCCTGACATTAGGCTTGGGGGAATGGGTATCTACAACCTCATCCACAACAACGACGACGACCTCTACTACTACTGTCCCGCTAGTGACTGTCCCTGTCACCAACCCGACTACTACGACTCTTCAAACAGTCGTCCCATCAACCACAACGGAACCACCACAAACAACAACAACAGTCCAAGAAACAGTTTCAACGGATACCTCAACTAGCTCGACGACTACAAGTA